CTGCGAGATGAATGCGCCCAACCCCTGCATGAACTGGACTGCTGCGTCTCGCTCGGCGGCCCAGTCCATCGCCGCCATGCTGTCGGCCTCGACGCTGATGCGATACTCGGCCAACTCGGTGTTCTTGATGAGGTCGATTGCCGCCATCGCGACCGCCGCATCCGGCGTGCGCTCGATGTTCGAGGCGCGGATGATGGTCTCGGGCTGCCAATGCTTGGCGATGATCTCCGCCTTGATGCGCAGCGCGTGCGTGATCCACTCGGCGATGTAGAACTGCGAGAGCTGGATGCGCGTCGAGCCGAATTGCGCCTTGATCTGCTGCGCCGCCGCGGTCTCCGAGGCGCGCGAAGCGCCGCGCATGATGTCCGAGATGCCGAGCACCTCATAGATCTGCTGCGTCTTGTCGGCGCGGTACTGGCGCAGCCGGTCGATGCAGTTGACCACCGCCTCGATGGGCACCCACTCCATCTTGCCCTTGATGCCGCCGGCCTCGGCGAACATCGCCCAGTTGTCCACCGGGATGAGCTGGTTTTCGCTCGCCTGCAAGAGCACCCGGCCGACCGAATCGCCCGCGCTCTTGTCGTACACGCCGACCACCTTGGTCGCGCGCGTGAGCCAGGTGATGCGCGTGTTGATCTCGTCGAGCTCGTCGAACTGGTCCTGCGCGAAGACGTAGTCGGCGCGCGGGATGAAGTTGCTCGAGGTGACGTTCGCCACCAGAGGCTTCGGGCAGGGGAAGAAGTTCTCGAGCCCGAGCGGGTCGTCCTTGTAGTCGAGGATGGTGTCCATCCCCTTGGCGTACCAGTAGACCTTGCGATTCTCCTTGCACCAGATCTCGAAGACCTCGGCGCGCGCCCACGGGTCGTTCTTCAGCTGCTGCTCGCCCTGCTTCGCCTGCCGGCGCACCATCGGCACGACCTTGGCGATCTCGGGGCCGAAGCGCGCCTCGAGCTGCTCGCGCGTCATGTACACGCGCCGCGCCACCCAGCGCACCTCGCCCCATGTGCGCGCCGGGGAGTACAGGAAATCCTTCCAGAAGACGTAATCGCAGGGCGCATCCTCGTCCACGATGCGCTCGACCGTCTGCGCAGGCGCAATCTCGACGCCCGTCAGCGGGTCGAACTGCGCCGGGACCTCCTCGAGCGCGGTCTCGACCTCGTAGCGCAGCCACACCTGACCCGCGCCGACCACGAGCCAGTCCTCGATGCCCTGGCGCACCGCCGCATCCCACGCCGAGATGTTGTCGTCGAAGGACTTGTTCAGCAGCCGCTGCAAGATCTGCCCGGCCACCCGCGCCTGGTCATCGTCCGAGTCCTGGAACGCGCGCGACACCGAGGCCTTCGGCGGGCGCGCATAGAGCATCGAGAGCAGCACCTTCACCGTGGACCAGAAGAGGTTCACGCGCGATTCGGCCTTGCCCCACTCGTCGCGCTTGTCGAGATAGCGCTCGACGATCTTGTCGCCGTCCTCGTGGAACTTGCCGAGCTCCTTGACCGCCGCCTCGATCTCCGTGCCCCAACGCCGCGCCATGCCGCCCGGCGTGTCGGCGAAGTCCTTGGTCGTCTCGATGCGCTCGGAGCTTTCCATCAACCCACCCGTCCGCTTTGCCGCGGCCTGCAGTCCCAGATGTCATCCAGCGTGAACCCGTAGTGCTGACCACTACGCGGTGCGATAGTAGCATCACCCCTTGACAAATTGCCAGAAACTGGTTTTGCGGCCAGCGCCAGGTACCGGAAGGCGTCCGCCGCGTGGCTGTGCTGGTCGTGCTTCGGGCGGTTGCGGAAGGTCTGCGTCCGCTCGTCCCACTCGCGCATGTACGCCCGCAAGTGCTCGATGCCCTCGTAGGTCGCCTTCTCGTTGAACCAGCACTTCGGCAGCGTCAGGCGCGCCGCCTCGATGCCATCCTGCAGGGACAGCTCCGGCACGATCCGCGGCGTGATGCCCGCCGCCAGGAACTGCTCAATGATGGACTTGCCCGTCTGCAGGCTCTTGGCCCGCGCATCGTGCGGCAGCCAGACCTGCCCGACCGCGTATGGCCGGCTCTTCACCCAGTCGATGTAGTGCCCGATGGCCTGCCCGTCCGCCTCGTAGAACTCGACCACCCGGTGCCCGTCCGGCCCGGTCTGCCAACCCCACCACGAGCACGAGTCCGTGTACCCCAAGTCCGCCACCAGCTCGACCGGGAACGCCGGGTCGATGGGAAAATCCCCCACCCGCCCCTGCTCATACGCCTCGCCCAGCTGCTTCGCGAAGTACGCACCAGGCACCGAAGCGTCGAAGCTGACCTCGTACTCGATGGCATAGGTCTCCTCGGTCATCTGCGCGCGCGCCGCGTCCAGCTCCGCCTCCGGCAAAATGCCCGTCTTGCTCGCCGGGAGCTCGAGCAGCAAGTGCGTCTGCGGATTCAGCCGCGCCTCCTCGCGCAGCTGCCAGAAGAAGTTCTTGCCCGCAGGCGTGCCCGCCCAGATCGCGCTGCCCTGCCGGTCCGAGAGCGCCGGGCGCACGACCGAGTACCACGTCGTCGGGCGCATCTGCCCGACCTCGTCCATCACCACCGCGTCGAGGTAGAGGCCGCGGAGGCTGTCGGGGTTGTCACTTCCGCCGCAGTAGATCGTCGCGTAGTCGCCAGGGCGACTCGTGCGCATCGTGATCTTGAGCTCGCTCTCGTTCGGCGGCTTCACCCAGAGCGGCTTCGTCAGGTCCTTGAGGTAACCCCACGCGACCTTCTTGGCCTGATCGCGGAACGGCGCCAGATACGCCACCTGCGGCTTCGGGTGCGGACACTCGAGCGCGCTGATAACCAAGTCCGCACACATCGCCACCGTCTTGCCCGCACGCCGGTGCGCCACCACGCACGCCCAGCGCGTCGCGCGGTTGTGCAAGTCGAGGAACGCCTCGCGCGGGCGGTAGGTGTTGATCGTGATCGGCCCCGCGGCCGCGATGTCGGCGTCATCCTGTTGCATTTAGGTCAACACCTCGAAAACGGGATTGGCGAGAGAGGGGAAGGGAACCCTTACTCGGACCCGCCCCCCGCCTGCCGTTCGAGGGGGGGATGGGGGTCCGGCCCAGCCTGGACGGGCTCGCGCGCGGGCTCGAGCACGGCCGGCGCGTCGCCCATCGGGTCATCAACCCGAAGGTCTCGTGTCAATTCCCTCGCAGGCTCAACGACTTGCGCGTCGATGGCCTTGGGTTGTGTACGCCCCTGTGTACTGACCACCCCCCGACCGGCCAGCCACGGCAGCTGCACCGTCACCTGGTCAACCGTCGCGTGGATCTGCGCCGGCACGATGCGCGCCACCATGGTGGCGAAGATCTTGCGGTCCTCGACGCTGCCTGTGGCCCGCTCCACGAGCCAGCCTGCGAGGCCCTGTGGGTGGCATTGGCCCGGCTGGCAGGCGAGCTCTATCGCCTCCCTGATTGTCCTGGTAGCCTTGTTCGGGATGCCCTTCGGCCGGCCGGCCGGGACCGGCGCCCCCGTGATGGGGCTGCGGCCACGGGGCGCGTCCGGCGTCGGGCTGGTGTCGAATCGCTTTCGTTGTTTCCGTTCTGGAGCGATTTGCATGGCGGTGCGATTCTGTCACCGCGTGGTGGTCACCGCAAGGGCGTCATCCTCGCCGCCGCCAGACGAGCTCGGCGACGAGCCACCCGGCATGCGCGACCGCCCACAGCCAGTACGCGACAAAGCCGGTCACGAAGGCGAGCGCGGCGAGTGCGATCGCTCCCCCAAAAATCCACATCGAGGCGAGTGCAAAAAGCTCCATCTTCGGGTCCTCCTGGGCGGGTGTCTGGGGCCATTCTGCCCTACTGCGCAATTCTGCGGGAATTCGTGCGCTCTTGCTCCCCGTACCCCTAGGGAGCGAGAGCAAGAGCAAACGCAAGGCAGCGCCCCCCCGTAAACGGGGGGGGGGGCGCCGCTCATTGCGACCGCCTGCGAGTGCATAGGCGAGAGCGGAGCGAGAGCAGGCAAGAGCACCGCCCCCAAACCGTGGACATTCCCTCACCGTCCGCACCGTGGACATGGTGCGATTTTCTCATTGCGTAGAGCGTGACGCATCGCACAGAATCCGTCCCATGCCCGCCGCGGTGGCGGGCGAGAGGAGGACAGACATGACTGCTTTGAAGTACGGACAGATGACCTTGACCGTGGAGACGGTCACCCCCGCCTTGGCGGCGCGATGGCTGGAGAAGAACACCAACAACCGCCCCCTGAGAAAGTCGTTCGTCGCGCAGTACGCGC